ACCCATTGCGAACTTCCTTTTTTACTGTTGTGAAATCGTTTTATGCCAGTATTTCCGCTGCGTCGATGATGGCCGTGCCTTTAGCGCAACTTCTCTTTGGACAGAACGCATAGTGCAACTGCAAAATGAGCCAGCATATCTTTAGCGGTAGCAAGATTAGTTACATCACTCTGTACTTTTGCAGCGCATTCAGCAGGGGTGTGCCGCGTAAGGTAGGCAATAATCGGGTTGACTTTTGCCACTGTGAACGCTGCTTCGTCTGCTACCCTTAACGCCTCTGCTGCTACCTCTTCCGGGGTAGGCGGCAGTTTAGGTATGGATGTCCATGTGCCGTCTGGGTTCTCAGTTGAATCATAGAGCGCAGGGTCTGGCCGTGGGATATTTGGCACCTCAATGATGTCGAGTTTCACCCGTTCAGCAGGGTCTAGGAGCCAGCCTGGAGGATATTGGGTATCACCAATAGTATGCTGTATGTCGGGATTGAATTTGAGGCCATCGAGTAGAAACATTTGTTTATCCTATTAACCTGGTTGGAAAGAAGCCAGCACTAGTACAGCGTTGGTTATGCCGAGAAACGCAGTAGCCGTTATGGTTAAGGTTTGCGTGGTAGTGGTCACATTGGCTGCTGACGACATTGAAAAACTGCCCTCTACTGTTCTATCAGTCTGCTCTGTTAAGTTTGTCCATGTAGTTGATCGGGGAAGACCGGCGCTATTATGGGAAAAAACTCCTATAGCAGCTCCGTCAGCTATCAGATTAAGGCTGGCAGACTCAGCATCGGAAGTAATAGTGGTGTCAGTAGCTGTATGGTACGCCGTAGTGGATATATTCTCCAAGCGGTACACGTCTATTCCACACATATATGAAGATGTGCCAGCCACCACCACTATATCCCCCGTAGTTCCCGTAGGGACAGTAGCCATATATATTGCAGTTATCAGGATTTCAGCCCCAGTATTTTTCGTGGCAATCACCACCTGAGATGCAGCAACCCCCCCAATTGTCACAGAACTTATGTTGAGACCAGCGGAACTTACGAAAAGACCTACCGCTACTCGGCGGCTTGTTGCTGCCGCCCCAAGAGCGCGAGCAGAAAATGTATAAGTAGTGCTGTTGCTGCCACTCAGCGCATTATCGGTCAATGATATTGTGGCCTGTAAAGCACTACCAAACAGCATAGGTACTCCGCCGACTATCATTTCACATCCTTAATCAACTGGCATGTGGCTCTTGTCCCAGATTCGACGTAATACGCAAACTGGTCTACTGCACTTATAGTTGCAGTCAAGGTAGGTACTGTCCCGCCAGCGAATTTCCAAAACGTGTTATAGGCAAGTGTTCGGGCTGTCGCGCCTTGAGTTATCGTAATCAGCCCAGACTGTCCAGCAACAGGATTAGATGGAGCCGCTAGAGTAGAATTCTCTGATGTGGTGTGAGAGAAGTTGTTATTAGTCGCAAGGTTGATAGCAATAGAAGCAGCACTAGATGTAAGCGCCGTTACAGTACCTCGCTGTCCACCAGAGAAGGTTTGTGCAGAGCTGATGGCAGCTTTAGCCGCCAAGTCAGTGTCGTCTGCTATCGTGCCATTACGGTCTTGCATCGTCCATGTCCGCGATGCTGTCGTGGCATTGGTGAAAAAGTTGGTGAATGTATTAGCTGCGTTTTTGAGGTTGAGTTTGAACAGGGTTAGGCCAGGGTAGCCTCCGGTGGCGTCTTTGTTGGCTGATGTTTCTCTTGTGGCGTCATTCCCGTTTAGTTTCTGGATTGCCTGTAAAATTGTATCGGTTGCCGCAACTGTTCCCGCACCAGAAGTATATCCAGTTAGAACTTTGGCTATAACAGGTGCGTTGGTGAGGGTAGTCGCGTTTCCCACCGAAGTGACATCACCCGTAAGATTTGCATTGGTCGTTACCGTAGCGGCATTCCCTGATATGTTTGTCTGGTCGCCTGTATTCGTGCCAGTGGCCGTACCACCGCCAGTTGCAACATCGCCATCGCTGAGTGCCGTATTGAGCTGTGCTACCGTGAAGCTGCCGAGCACTGCCGCATTGCCCGTGGAAGTGACATGACCTGTTAGATTAGCGTTTGTAATAACCGTTGCAGCATTGCCCACTGATGTTACGCCACCCGTTAAGTTAGCGTTGGTTGTGACTGTTGCTGCATTACCACCAATACTTAATCCAGCAGCAGTGCCAGTGATGTTTGTTCCTACCAGCGCAGTTGGAGTGCCCAAATTAGGGGTCACAAGCGCAGGGCTAGTGGATAATACTGTGCTGCCCGTGCCAGTGCTTGTTGCTACGCCAGTCCCGCCCCTTACAACGGGCAGTATTCCGCTGACAATGGCTGAAGCGTCAAAGGTCAGTCCCGCCCCTAATAAATCTATCGTTGCTTGCTTTGCTTGCCCATCCTGAAACGCCAGCACCACATCAGTCGATGATAGTGAGGTAGCTGCTGGCAAATCTGTGATGCGTTTTTGCGCCATCCTATATCTCCAATGAATCTATATTGCCGTTCGTTGTAGGGTCATCTGAATTCTCTACTGCTATTTCAAACGTGCCGTAGTCGCCAGTTGCCAACGTGTTTCCAGTTTCGGCTATATCAACGTCAGGCCGTGGGAAGTTCAACGCAATTTTCTCAGGTTGCCTTGCTGGTAATCTCCAAGGGTCTTTCCTGTCCCTGCATCCTTTGTCGCACACTCGCAAGCCAGGGACGTTCGGGTCTGATCCCATCGAAGCTAATGGCCGCTTCATCCTGCACCGATCACATATCGCAATCGCTAAGGTTGACATACCACGAGTATTTAGGAACATGGGCATTATCGGCTGTACCCTGAAATATTCGGACTAAAGAAAATCGGAGAGTTATCCCGCTCCTCGTCTTCCGCTTGAGCAAGGTACTTATCCGCTTGCCCGTCCAAGTACATTATCTTCTCCATCGGTACGTCTGGCAGCTCTAACGACATTCTGTGCGCAAGGATAAACAGGATCGCTTCATACCAGCGTTGCGGTATTTCAAGCGAACCGTTTAAGTCGCCCACATCCATTATGTAGCGAGAGCAGTAGACCACTATTTGCGTGAAGTCTTCACTTGGCACTGGCCATACATTCATTGTTGGCTGTGGAATTGTCCGGTCAAACCAATACTGCAATGGCTGATTGGATGTGAAGTTCTTGTTGGGAAGGTTGGTATAGTCATCTCTATTAAGTCTTGCCATTGGGATTTCAATAGGATTGCTGCCAACCACAAATTCACGGACGATTAAAGTCCCGCCCGCTGTCTCGCGCATTCTGTAGTACATCACTGCATGGCCGGGATCGATGTCATACCAAAGCCATGTGTTATCAACCCATGTCGTAATTCCAGGAGCGTACAGCGTGCTCCATGTAGTACCATCGGTTGAATATTCAATAACTACCGTGAACGAGCCGCTTACGCCCGGCAAAATGCCGAATTTAGATGCGTACACCTCATCCGAAAATGTTACCGCGATATTCCCGTTAATCGCTGTCTGCGTGCATGAAGTATCAACATCGCCGTCAAACGCATTGGCAGCAGTACCCGTAGACGCGCTGTAAGCGCCCGTGTTGCGTGTTACACGCCTGTATAGGGCGTTGAGTACGTCGATAGAGCCAACGGGCAGTGTATACAGCCCCTTGTTCGCTCTCGTGCCGACGATCGACTTCTGTATAGCCCAATAACTAATGCCGCGATTGCCCAAGCTGGACAGCGCGAAGTACAGACTCTCCCTCGCTGACTGTATTTGTTCGACAGTCAGCTCCTCAGAGAAATTGCCGCACCTCCTCGCGCCATGCTCGATTAACTGCATGACATCAATGACTGTCTGGCTTATTGTTCCTGATGTTGACATCGCGGCCTTTCGTTATTTAGCTTGTGTAGCTATATGGCGTTCCATCGGGGGCTAATTCAGGATTGCTCGGACCGTATGGCCTGCCGAATGCATCGCGCCCGTAGGTGTGCCCAAATGTGTCCCCCTGCTCTGGCAGTAGACGCGGATTAGGTTTGCCACCAACGCCGCCCGGTTGCGGCTGTGCCGTCCTGCCGAACAACGTCGTTGTGCCGTCCGGACCATGTAGCCAACCTCTACCATCAATTCCTTGCTCCGGCTGTGCTGGTCCGCCGAACAACGATCTGTAATCTGGCGCGCCGCCTCTCTGCGGTTGTGGTATGCCATCCCATCCACCATAAACGGGGTTTTGTGCAGGGCTATTATTCGGAGGAACCTTAGACGTGTCCGCATCTGGTCCTATTCTCCCCCAATCGTTTTTATTTAACGCCCGCATGCCGGCTACTGACATCGTGTGGTCGCCCACTTGCTGTGACGGCCTTTCAAACTTCGTTCCGCCGTTTTGCTGTAAATACCCAAGCCGATTGCCGCCGATGATCTGCGCGAGTTGTGGGATGTATTTGTTTAGGCTTTGGTTATTCTGATTCAGGAAGCCTAATGGTCCGCCGCCTCCTGTTGATGGCGGAGCAGTCATACCTGTGTTTCCACCGAACACCTGATTTCCACCTGGCGGTGTTACGGATGATGGCTTAACGCCATACCTGTCTCGCGCCTGATCTTCGAAGGTGTACGTGCCACCTGATCTAGTTCCTGCGCCTTGACTGTTACCTGTTGGTGCTGGTGGCGTTACGGATGGCGCTGCCTTATACAGCTTTGATGTTGTTGGAAGTGCGGCTTGCGCTTGCTGCAAAGCCTGTGTTTGCGCCGCCTTAGAACCGCCAACGTAAACCGCCTGCCCGGATGGATCATGCGCTTGCGGATTTCCCGCCGCTGGATTAGCTCTCAATCCGATTCTTCGTGCAACTTCTTCTTGCGGGGTGAGCGTGCCGGGAGTAGCCACTGCCTCGTTATGGTATGCCATTTGGGTAGAGTTAGATGGCGCGACAGCCGGAGCTGAACCACTAGGCGGTAACGCCCTAGTAGCTGCCCTATTCGCCCAATAATCAGAACCCGGGACTATCCCGCCTTCAGCCATCTTCTTAACCTTGCCGCCGCACTTCAGACCTTTGTGGCCTTTGGATGCGGGTAACTTTTCATGGGACTTAAGATCCTTGCTGATAGCCGCAATCTTTTTAGTTTCTGCCTTTTCTTCTTTGGCAGATTCTTTGACCGCGCCGCCTTTGGCAAACTTCAGTTCACCTCCTGCCTTGTTATATGCCTCTTCCATGAGTTTTAATTCACGGGCTTCATCCCGCGCTTTTCTCATTTCTTCCTGTACTTTAGGAGAAGGTGTACTATCATCGGCTGGCTTGGCTTTAACAGGTTCTACTTTCTTCACCTTAACGATGGGAACTATCCCACCTTCCGCCATCTTGCCGCCTTTCTTAGCTGCAAGCGGTATCTCAACAGACACTTTAGGCTTGAGCTTCATCGCCGCCCTACGGTCTTTAGCTGAAGGCTTGCCGGGAGCAACTGCGCCGCCCACTGGCTTGCCAACTGCATCGATGATGCTAATCGCGCCGCCCACCGCCTTTTTGGTCGCCTTGAAGCCCTGATCCTCTTCCGCTCTGGCTTTGCCTACATAGCCACCATCCTTCATGTGAGGAACCGAGCAACCGCACCCCATTTTCTGCAACTTGCCGAATCCTTCCATGATTCTCTCCTTAAATAGTAGATTGTTGGGTGACTGTCAGCAGTGCTGACCCGCTGCCCGAATTAATGAGCAGTCTGACCGCTCGCAGCAGCGTTGTTGTCGATCCTGATTGACTTGTCGTAGCTGCAACCAATGCCGCTGTGGGGTGCGACACAACTTGATGCGCTAGCGTATTATCGTATGGATCTTCGTTAGTATACTGCACAGAATAATTCAGCGTTCCTGTGACGGACACCGATATGCTAGTTACTTGATTCGGGGTATCGATATCGAGCGGCATCCAATCGGTGGAGCCTGATTGCAGTGTGCCGATGGTTATCGCTGCCGCTGTTGCTGCCGAAGCCGCCACCCTTGTCACAGTTTTAAATGATTTAAGCGTTGACACTGCCGCTATATTCCCGCCCGCTATGGTTTCGTTGATCAACGATCCGCCATTGCTCGTGCCGTACACCGTGAATGTCATACCACTGTCATTCCCCGCTGAAGTTATGGACACTTTCCCGGATACAGATAGCGTAGCGATTACTTGACTGACTTCTGGTGGAATCTGCGAAACAAACTGGCTAGTGGTAGCTGCCAATGCGCCGTTCAGAATTGCATTTGTTGCTGATGCTATGGACTGGCTCAATGCTATTGAGTTCGCACTGACAGTAGCGTAGCTTCCCCATGTTTTGCTTATTGGACGCATTGCTTTCTCCTTATACTTGGGTTACACCTAAAGCCCCAAGTCGAGTGGCCGCTGGACCCGCCGCATTAGATGGCAACAATATTCCAACAACAAGCCGTTTTACACCATCTGCGACAGAACTTAATGCTAGTGTCCCACGTACATCACCAGTCGTCGTGGTTGCAGGAGATGTAGCAACAGCAGCAGTGAATGTACCTGTATTCTCAGCAAGAGTGCTATCCCATCCGCATCTAGCAACGTATCCTAGATTACTCACGGCCAACGGCATGCCAATAATGTCAGTCGTTCCAACCTGCACCGTAACCACGGGGCTTGCTGCTATTGTCATCGTGGCAACTTGCCAGAATGCTTTTTTGCCGTTAACCGTTGTTGAGGCAGACGCGCTGCTGGTTATCACCTCGCTCATCGGCTGGCCGTAATAATCATAACCCGTAATTGTTACCGCTCGCGCTGTAGGCGACCCAGCGCCAGTCCTTACGCATAAAGCCCGTGGGGTGTCTAGTTGCGTAACAGTGACCCCATCCGGTCTAACTACGGACGTAGTGCCTGTCCCTGCAACTCTAGTGATTGCTGCTGTATATACGGCAGCCGTAGCTAATGCGACCAAGTTAAGCGTAAGTGGAACCACATCATGGATATAAATTCTACCCAGCGGTCCGACTCCGGTTTCCATCGGTGAAGAATTACCTAAAGCTGAAGCAGGAACAACGCCCTGATATGTCTCCGCTGATCCTAAAAATAAATCATCTGTAAATTTTGGCACGATATACTCCTTTTTATCTATTCAATAAATCCATAAAAGAAAACTCCAGTCTCAGAGTTTTCTTTTGTTTGGATATGCGTTACATTAAATGCCGGGAGTACCCCATACTGCACGCCAGTCTGTCCAGCCAACATCATAACGCTCTGTTGCCTTGAATCTCATGCTGTCAGTCTCGAAGTCGCCTTCCATAGTCTTTTCAAGCTTGCGCCTCATCATGAGCTTAAGCCCTTCTGGTGCGTTAGTCTGAATCCACCATGCAGTGGAAGATGACAGACGTGACATCACAACTGCGCCATCAGCCAGAGAGCCTGTTGATTTGATTGGGTTGAGGTCGTTGTTGGCATTGCCTGACCTTAATACTGACTTAAGGATAACTTCGGCTTGGAACATATTGCCAGGGGCTACGATAAGTTGCGTTGGCTTAAGAGCGATTTTCTTATTCGTATTGTCCTGCGCTCCCCTGATCTGAATCAGCATCTGTTCTGCTGAAGTCTGAGACAGTACAGAAGCCGTAGTCAATAAATTGCTCTGAACTCCCTGTGCTACTGGGTGAGAAGCACTACACAAACAAACGCCATCACCACCTATATAATTGGAGTTAAAAGCTCTGTTTGGCACGTTAGCTGACAACGTTTCTTTAGTGTCAACCAGTGATTGCGCTAGATGTTTAGCGAACGTCTGACCAATACGAATATGGTCGCCGTCCTCAACAAGCACTTTGGTCAACGCAAATGCCATGCCGTAAACCTTGTAGACATACCGCTTCATAAACAGGACGCCGCCTTGTTGATAGGTTACTGCTGCACCATCAGGAAGCTCAGGTGCTGCCGGGAATCCGTACAACGCTGGCTCTTCGTGATAATTACGAGGGATACCGTTTTCCTCTTTGAAAACTTTTGACCACTCATCTGCCCTTAAATCATAAATCCCATCGAAACATTCATTCAGTATTGGCTCAACTATTGAACGAAAGTCCGTACTCCGCATTGGTGCGCTCATGTCTTATTCTCCTTAGATCGCGTTAGCGACTGGTCTGTATTGATGTTTAGTGATGCTCACATGAACATTCGTGTATGCATCTCCCCAAGCATTGTCAATGTTCGGAGCAAGATTCAATATTCTGAACGTCTTGTTATTTCCCGCCGCTGCCAAGGTGGTGCTTAATGTTGTTTGTGAAAGTCCTGTGGTCGTAGAACCTGCCGTCGCATTGGTTAGATCGGCTTCATCTCCAATCGATGTTTGGGCAAGACTGCCATCGGCCTGCATCTCGTAAACGATTTCAGGATCACTGTAGAAATACGCACGGCATGACCCGGCCAAATACGCGGTGCTCGCTGGCCAGTAGTTAGACACCCTTGCGCGACCTGTTGTATCAGTCCATTCCACCCCAGCGAATGCGCCCAACATTGCATCCCCTGCCGCGCAAGCCTGAATGACCCCGGATGTATCCATCTTGATCGCTTGACCTTTCAGGATAGCGGTGGAGTACGTTGATAGAATGCCGTCTGTTAACACTACTGGCCTAATTAATCCGCTAGGATGGTATATAGGCTTCAATCCAAATGGTGCTGCTGTTGAACTCATGTTAATTCTCCCATGTTTGTTATATTAGCCAGCGAATACAGGTGCTGACCTTCTTTCCGCAATATCTGCAAGACCGTCGCCCTCGACTGATCCTAAAACTCTACCGTTGTTATCTCTGCTTTGCATTTCTTCCACTTTACGTTTGATGTTGGCCGCGTCATCGTTTGGTATATCGTGGTGCATCATGGTCATAACTTCCTGATACACATCCATCGGAATCTTGTACAACAACATCTCGTTGCATGAAATAAACCCAGCATATTCACCGTCTTTAACCCGTGATCCAGCATCTAATCCTAGTTCTTCTGCCATAACTGGCACATATCCTAGTTTCATACGCTTATCAATCGTGTCATATTGATTGATGGTGGATAGCCAACATAAATGCCAACCCGGTATGGTTTGCAACTGCGGCAATGCGCTTTGTGTCCAACCGTCACGCCACATCTTACGGCGTTGCTCGGCTGACACATTTACATCCTCCGGTGGTCTACGGCTTTCGTCTTCGGTTGCACGATCCTCGCGACTCGTTGGTGTAGTTGTTTTCTTGATTCTGTCGTCGTTCATGTTATCTCCCTGCCTTTCTGTCTGAGTCAATATACCTACGGATCATTTTGTTTCTCACTTGGACATCGTCGTACATTCCAGCTTCTTTTAATGCCCTCACGCGATCCGCGCTTAAGGTGAAGGTCGCTTTCGTGGAGCTACCACTATTGGCTTCCCTTCCCGATGACTCATTCATACTTCTAGGTCTTTCACGGACAACTCCTTCACTTGAATCATCATCGCCACTGTAATGTTCAGGCAATGTTTTTTTCAATCGGTTTGTGAACTCTTCCCAGTACTTTTCAGTACGTGGGTTGAATCCCTCTTTCAATAATACTTTGTCAACAGCGACTGCAATGGCTGAGTCTTGATCACCGACGTTCGGATCGTACCAAGAATTCTCACGCATCCATTTGCCAGCCATTTCAGCAACAACAGGATCCTGTGTTTGCTGTGGTTGTTTGCTTGCTTCAGTCGCCTGACGTTTAAGGTTAGCTAGCTTATCAACGTTGACCCGCGCCGAGTGCAACATCCTCTGCGCCCCGATCATCGCGTCACCGTCACCGGAGCGCGTGGCTTTGTTGATCTCCATTTCAGCGTACTCAAGGCGCACCATCTCATCTTCCAGTGCTTTATCCACCCGCACTTGATCCGCTGCGTTGGTGCGCTGCTCAACGGCTGATAACCGCGTCAACAGTTGGGCGTTTTCACGCTTCAATTGTTCATATTTGAAATCCTTTTCAGCCCGTTCCTGAACATGCATCTGTTTACGGGCTTTGCGCTTCTCACGTCTGATGCGCCTGATTTCTTCGGTGTCGCTGGCCTGATCTACGCCACCATCATCGGGCACGTGGTTTGATTCACCCTCCTCTCCCTCGTGTTGATCATCTCCAGGCTGCTCAATTTTTGAACTATCAACTTCAACCGTGCCGTCACTTTTCTCGACAATCGGCAGTTCGTCGTCTTCTCTATGTCCGGCGGCCATTAGTAGATCGCTTTCATGGCGAGGGGGTCGCCTGTCACAGCCGCAATAACTTCGTGGTCGTTTAGCACAACGAACAATGCACGCTCATCTTTGTCACCGTATGGCACTTCCCATCTGTCACCGCCCCACTTAGGCACGCGGATGTAGTCACCTTCTGCACACCATGCGCCTTCAGGCCACGGCTCCATCGTGTCGCGCTTCTTAAACGCCAGTGGTCCAATCGCGATGACTTTGCCCACCATGTTGTTAAACTTTTCGGCATCAGTGGTTTCCTTCACCAACATGATCCCTGATTCTGTTGTCTTCGCTTCTGTCGCTTTCAGCTGTACGAGTATCCTCGCGCCCAATGGCCGCGCACCCGGATCAATGGCTGGGAATGCTTGATTCAACCTTTCCTCATGTGTACTCGCTCCTGCGTGTGCCGGCATTATCACGACCATCTTGGCGTGACGCACGGTTTGATCGTTCAGGCTAGAATAATTTATCCTGTCACTCGCATCCTTATCATGTCCTGCCACAACGCTATTAGCAATTTTTTGCATCCGACCCGCCGCCATATCAGCCGCTAAATCTCTTTTCTGTTCTTCATTCAGTCGCATATCATTTTCCTTTCAACGCGCATATCTCAGCGCAAGCGATGCCATTACGCATCATTTTGTTCGTCCATCAACCCGTTTAAAATATCCATCACCTTGTGCATCCCTTGAACGTATCCAGCCTTTGCTTTGTACTCCGCGAAATCCTTCGCCATTCCGTTTGCCAAGTACGTCGAAACATCGCTTACCTCCGCCTGTACTGCGTCGATAAATTTGTTAACATCTATCACTTAGATGTCTTGTTCACTGGTGCTGGCTTCTTGTCACCGCCAGACGTTGATTTACCATCCAATGGAACGCCCATCGCCATGCGCTTGTGTTGTGAGACCAGCTCACTCTTCTGTGCTGCATCACTGCTGCTCTTCTCGTTCATCATGCTTCTCCATTCATAGATTGTTGTATTCTGTCCTGCAATCCCACAACCGTCTTTTCCTGCTCACCCTTCAGCTTCGCGGCCTCAACAGACAGCTCAATCGTTGATATCCGCTCCTTCGTCAGGTTTTGCTCTGTCGCCATCGCTGCGGTCAGCTCATTTTTCTCTGTTGCTTGTTGGTGTGACAGCTCCAGCTTCTTGCCATCCATCGTGATGTCAGCCATGTCCTTCTCCTTACGCCGTTGTGTCTCAGCCAGAGACGCTTGCAGGATAGGGTCTTGCTGTGGTTGCGGTGCGTATTGCTGCGCTATCTGTGTGAGCTGCTGCAATGCGGCGGAAAACTGCTGGAATCCCTGCTCGATGTCGTTGTTCACGGCATGCGCCGCGCCAGCAATGGCGTGGTCTATTTCCCGCAGTCCTTTTTTCTTGTCGTACTTTGGCTTTAGCTCGCCTGTTTCATGCGCTGCGTACTCCTCAACCCTTTGTGTGTACCACAACAGCATATGTTGTTTGGCGTGCTCGATTGCCGCTGGCACAAACACTGGAGCCATTATTGGGTTAGAGCCTAGCATCGGGTTAAGCGCGAAGGAGAACAGCGTCTCCAAGTGCGCCAAATGATCTTGCTCAGGATATGCAACAACAGCTCGCCCAATGGCCATCGCTGCGTTCTCGTCTGCTGCATGCATTTCAATGTTCTTGTTGAACTGCGGCATGATTTCAGCCACGTTCGGCACGCGCATCTGTTTCATGATCCTGCCGTGAACAGCCCGTGGGTCGTACAGGTCAGGAGCTTCCTTCATCAACTGCAAGATCATCTGGTTCTGCGCTACCCGCTGACCTTCAGAGTATATGTGCGGGTCGCTGACCGGGATGATGTCGCTGCTGGATGCAAAATCCGCTTCAGTTACACCGAACTCCTCCACCATGTCCTGCTGCTTTTGATCGACAAGGTAGTATTTATTGATTCGTTGCAGGATCTTGAGCACGCGTCGTTGTGAGTCGTGAAGCTTCGCGTGTATTGAGGAGAACACCACGGAACCTTGCTCAATCAGAGCTTGCGTCGTGCCGACTGGCGCATTGCTTGTGATGTCCGCAATCTTTTCTTCGGCAGTTGTCACTACGCCTTTAGCAGCGGTAGTGATCCAGCCCAGCAATTCGAATAGCACGGGCGACGGTGGATTGAACGGCATAGGCATCGCGATCTTGCGGATGTCGTCAACGCCTACCGCGCCTTCAATTTCAACAATCTGCGTCACCTCAACACTCTTCGACTGCCCAGACACTTTCGCACCCTTGAGCTTGAGCATTGTTGCAGTGTTGTTGATGTGGGCAGTATCCAACAGGGCGCGTAATGCGCCCGTTGCGCTTGCGGCCAGGCCGCCTATCAATTGGGGCAAGCCGATGGCATACGCACCACGCCACGGGATGAACTTGAATTCGACCATCCAGTCAAGTCGCTCTAACGTTTCGTCGCCGTCTTCCCAGTTGCGGTACAGGCCAACGATTGAATAGTCTTGGTCGTCGATCATGAGCATGTATGGAGCTTCTTCGCCGCCAGTCAGCTGGTCGTCTTCCAATGACAGGTTGCAGCTCACGTGGTACATGCGCCTCAGGCGTTCTGTGTCGTCGGTGCCTTGATACTCCTTGCCCTCTATTTTCTGATTAGCCGACTCCGACAACGTGGCATCAGGTGCGAGTGAGGCCGCGCTATAACTGCCGTCCAAGTACAGCCCGCGCTTGATCCTGCTCTGATACTCGAAGTCAGATATGTCCTGCATTTCGGTAGTGCGCTGCGCACAGTAGAAGTTGGTTGCAGAGAATGGCAACAGTATCCTGTCAATGGGCACGAACTCCGCGCACGGCCTGCGCTTCTTAGCGTCCCACCACATCTTGAGGAACTGACTGCCGCCCAACGGCAACTGGGTCAGCAACTGTTCGAGCTCATCACGGAACTCAACGATCTGCTCAGTCAGTTGCCAGTTCATGAAATCACGCTTGCGCTCTGCGATTTCTATTTTGTCTTCTGTGTTTTCGCCTTTGATGTTTATTCGCACGGGACCATCAGGCGGGAATATTTCTTTCATGCCGCGTGCCGCAAAATCAACGCACGCTTCGGCCATGACCGGGTGCGTTACACGTGCCGCACCGACGAATGCCGCACCACCAGGAGCGTCATCACCCATGCCAGTGCGCCTAAGTCCTTCCTCGTACTGCTCGTCGCGCTGCTTCCGTGCTTCCTTGTCCGATTCGATGTTGTAGATGTATTGCAGGGCGAGGCTGGACAGTTCGCTCTTGCTCACCACCGCCGCCAGATTCTCGTAGAAGTCGCCGCCCGACTGCTGCTCACCGTCCAGGGTGACCATGACGGAGCCATCAGGCATTTCAACCAAGCCCTGATCCGTCATATCAACAGCGAAGTCTTCAGGTTGATACTCCTCTGGGGAGTATTGCTCGATGTCTTGGAAGAAGTCTTGTTGCAAGGGGAGATTGTCCATGGTTAGTTATACGTCGTCATGCGCTGGACATCTAGTGATGGCTCTACCCAGCCGCCATTGGCCATCTTTTTTGGCTCTTGCGGGTACGTCAGCTTTTGCAAATCAAGCATCTCTTGCTTGGTGAGTGCTCCCGGTATTTTGTGGCCAGCAGCTTTTAACGCTTCAATCTGGTCAATGGAGAACACTTTGTGCGGAGCAAACATGCCCGCATTTTCAAGGTCAGTGTACTCATCGAATGCGCCCTTCTTGACGTAGTCCTGCATCATCGGGGTTAACTCATTGCGGTACTCAGGATTCTTCTCCGTCCACTCTTTGACGCGTTGGCTTTCCCAGGTGTTGCCGAATGGCTTCATTTCTGCGAGACGTCTTATGTTCTTTCCAGGCTTAGACTGATACGCGTTTTGAACGTGCGGCCTACCCGTTGAATCAACCAGCACGTGCAATTCGTTGCCGCCGCCGTATTCTTTCGCTTTCGCTTCGCCTTGCGTACACCACCCGCCAGCGCATCCGACTTCCTGCACCTTCCGCAAGCCTTCAGGCGTATTTACATTAGGTAGTTTCCTCCAACTATGGCCGCTAGGATATTCGTGGATCACTGGCAACTGAAGATTACCCGCGAAGCCAGCACCTTCAGCCTTCCGCGATAACGCTTCCGCCTCTTGATTGGCGGTGTGTGTCATCCTGACAGCATCATGGAACGCCATCCGACTTAATGCCTCAGGGCTAAGTGTGCCGTCAGCCAGCTTATTTTGCAACACATCTACGACATGGTTAAAGCCTAGTGCTCCCGGCCATTCCTGTACACTGTACACAGACTCGTCTGGAGATAATTTGGCAAGCCACGGCTCTTCCTGCATTGTCCGCGCCGATTGCCCCGATACTTTTTGGCGAGCTATCGCCAAATCCGTCGTGTTTTCCCAAGTTCTCGCAGCTTGTGAAATACCACGAGGCTCGGGGAACCCCGCCTCGCGTCTTTTACGCGCTAGCTGATTAATAAAAGCGTCGCCGTAATCTGCGAAATCCTTGTGCGTAATACCCTGTTCCGCCAGTGCTCTGACTCTGTCCCCTTCTGTTCCCATTTCGTTCTTGATGTATTTGGGGACAGCGGTAGCGGTCCATTTGCCAACAGGGTCTTCCCCACGATAACCCATGAAATCCTGCACTGTCCTGTTCAGCCAATTGCCACCTTTGGGCTTGACGATCCCGGCCATTCCCGCACCACCAAATTGAGCGGCTGCTTCACCCGGCTCCATCCTCCCCCATCGTTGGGCTTCTTCCGCCAGTGTGTTCAATGGATGCACGATGCGCTCACCAACGCCCTCCATGTACGTCTGAGGCTGGTTCTGGACACTAGGGCGGCTATCACCACCCTGCATCCCTGCTTCGTAGAGCGAACGGGGCGACGCGAGTGCCATTCGCATAGCGTCGAGGCTCATTTCACTGTTGTCAGTGGGCATGTGGATTTATTTGGCTTTGGACTTTGGGAGTTTTGTTGCAGGCGCGTCGTCTGCTACTGGTTCCGCCAGTGGCACTTCCACCTTCTTGTAGTGCCGCGCCAACGCCTCGGGTGAGACGTACCACTGATCGATGGTGTTTTTAGGATCCACGCCTATTTTGCCACCAGCACACGGCACTACACCATGACACACCCTGACATCATTGAGGTTTTCACCAGGGGCATAATCACGAAAGTGAGCGATTGTGGTTTTTGTGTACTGTTCGAAATCTGCTGGCATGATGATGTCTCCTGTGGATTAGTCTTGCGGGGTCGTGCGTCGGGTCAACTCCATATTTTTAATGATTTCTGCCATTCTGTCCATGTTGTCGCTCGACTCGCGCACATCAACAGCAATTGCATCATCCCGGCCAGTGCCCGCCACAACAGTTCTATCACCGTATTCCACGGGGTTATACGCTTTTGCACGCCAGCGGTAGTGTGATGCGATCTCTCTGGCGATATTCACGGAGCCGGGAACGGATGTGTCGGCGAGACGCAGTTCTCTGATAGCCTCTTCATCCCAGTGCCGGGCGGAGATGGCTCGTGCTTCCTTGATTTTTGCCGTGCGTTCTGTTGTGGCGAGCACCCATGCACACATATAAGAACAGGAAATGCCCTGACTGCGGGCGATTGACGCTTGCGACTCGCCATTCATTATTCGCTCAACGATCTCATCTTCGATCTCGGTGAGACGTTGATGGACAGGCGAATCAGGTTTAGTTGCACTCTTCATTGTTCGCGCGGGACGTTCGTTTTCTGAATGACAAAGACGTGATATTTTCCATATGAGTTAATTCTCCTCGACAATTTGGAATAAAGCAAGCTATTTATTGCACTCCGCATCTTTCTCTCGGCTCTCCCCAAACTCATTCCATTTTACGAATGTGGGGGGCTGTGGGGGTGTAAGAAGCACGACCCCTATAAATCATATTTCCCCTTAGATTCTGCTTATGGTTTATAGGAGTCCACGATCTTAGGGGGGCACAGCCACCCACATTCGGAGGGTGCATTATCAAGCTTGATGTTAAAAATAAAATTTGCCAAACAAAACTTTTCCAGGCATAATTTCAAACCTTAGACTTAGGCAGGAGCATCCATGGCATTATCAGAACGAGAAATTTCCTGGCAGAAAAACAACCAGGGCAAGATCGACTCAACATCAAAGTTGCTGGAAAAACTAAATTGGCCGCAAGTCATTCACTCAACGGCATTCAGTTGTGGCAGAGACGACATTCCTTTTGTGGCGAAGATTCTCGGGTACAAAATCAGACGCTGCTCTTGGACGGAAGACGGAGTCTGGCGCAACAAGGACGGATCACTAAAAGCATTTGTACTTTATGAAAGGGAAAAGGATGGCGAGGCTTGAGATTTTATCAGCGGCAAAAAAATACATTGCAATGGGCTGGAAGGTATTCCCGTGTCACACAATTTTAGAAGACGGTGAGTGCTCTTGTGGCAGGAAGGCATGTACAGACGCAGGCAAGCACCCAAGAACAGAGACAGGATTGAAAGAAGCATCATCAGACGCCGACCAAATAGAAGCGTGGTTTGGGGAAGGCTCTCCGCCGTCCAACATCGGCGTCGTTACTGGCAAGGTTTCTGGCATCACCGTGATCGACATAGACATCGGCCACGGCAAGCTCGGTGCAGAGAGCTGGTCGGCACTCATAGCGGAAAAAGGAGAACCGACCACATTGATGTCAAAGACCGGAAGCGGAGGTCTCCATGTGCTCTTCAAATACAACTCGGCACTGAAGACTGGCACAAACAGGCTCGGGAAAGGAATCGACATACGCGGAGACGGAGGATACATCATCGCCCCTCCATCAAAGCATCGATCCGGAGGAGTTTACGAATGGATGAACGACGCGCAGCTAGACGATCTTCCGGAGCATCTTCTGGCTAAGAAGAAAGATTTACGCGGAAGTTACGAGCGGCAAAAGAAATACACGGCGGTGCAAATAAAGAAAATGCTAGACCACATTCCGCAGGAAGACAGAGACACCTGGAGGAATGTCGGCGTTATACTCGGCAGAGAATTCTCTCGCTCAGAGGATGCCTGGAAGATGTATTGCGACTGGTCTGACGAGTGGGAAGGGAAGAAGGGCAGAAACCACGACGAGATAATGAAAGAAGCATTTTACGTCATCAGTCAAGACCCAACTTCCGGCAGCAATCTCTCCATCGGCACTCTCGTGTATCTGGCAATAGGGGGAGGCTGGACGCCAGAGACAGGCGTGGTGCCGATACAGAACTTCGTATTCTTCGCTCCTGGCAACAATTACATATATCGTCCGACCGCCAGCTTTTGGATAGGGGCGGCAGTAGATTGCGCCGTTGGCAAGGTCAACAGCGAAGGTCAATTGTTGAAGGCTTCCCAGTGGTTGCAGCAGCACATGCTCGCCACCAGCATGACAAAAACACCAGCATTGGAAGGTGATTACATAAAAGGCTTCGATTGCAGGGAAGGAGACTTGATCGTGGAGACGGGTTCTGCCGTGTTTAACGCATACAGGAGGCCTGTAATTGAGCTAGGTGATGCCAACCTAGCCTCCCCATTCCTCGATCACGTCAAACGTGTGTTTGACAAGCCGGGTGACGCCGACCAATTTTTAGACTATATGGCGCACAGAGTGCAGTTCCCTGCACAGAAGCCCAGATTCGCACTATTGATCGCTGGAGATCAAGGTGTCGGCAAAGACACTGCTGTGGAATTCTGCGTTCCTGCCATCGGTGCTTGGAATGTGGCCAACACAGAGCCTGCAATATTGGATTCCGCATACAACGAGTATGTAACGGCCACACTTGTGCGCGTCAGCGAGGCGGCTAATCTGCACGACATGAGCAAATGGGCATTCAACGAGCGCATGAAGGTGTTGATCGCAGGCTCTCCAGATTATGCAACCGTCAATCCAAAGTACGGCCACACCTATTCTGTCAAAATGCATTGTGGCGTCATCGTGACAACAAACCATTTGCTTACTGGCATTTACATTCCATCAGATGACCGACGCTACGACGTCATAGACTGCGCATCAAAGAGCGCAATGGGGTTGACAGACGATACAAAGGTGAAGGAATATTTTACGGTGCTGTGGGAGTGGTTCAACGATGGAGGATTCGCACACGTGGCAGCACTGCTGCATCGTCGTGACATCAGCAAGTTCTCTCCGAACAACGGCCAGCGAAAAACCTATGCCCACCAGAGTGTGGTCAGCTCATCATTCACCTCCGACCATGAATTCCTGGACGCGCTACACGAGATGGGAGAGCCAGACATGCTGCGCAGTGACGCAATAATGGCAGTGCTTATGCGTAATGGATCGGGGCACGCGAAGGACTATGGCGGAAGGCTGGCACCCGCCTTGATGCGTCAGAAATACTTTATTCACCGCAATCCATTGCGTGCAGACTCACGCTGGAAATACGACGGAAAGCTCGCGACAGTATATGTAAAGCAAGGAGCCGACCCGACGAATGAGAGGTTGCAGAGCTTAAAAGTCCCATTCTAACTCGTTGATAAGAAACAGAAACACAAATAGTTGAAATAACGCTTGCTTTTATCAAGCAACAGGCTCACAATTCTTTTCGTCAGCGGAACTTGCCGCTGCCCAACAACCAGAAAGAGGAGAAATAAAATGAGCGCGACCACCCTTGTGAGAGAAATTACTGAAGTGTTAAAAGAGTACGACGCGCAAGTTGTTGCGGGCTTGATTGCGAGCGTCCCGGCAAGGCGGGAGAAAGTTGCTGCGGTTCGCGCCACTAAATTCACTGGCCAATATGCGACAACCCACAAGGTGTACGCGCTTATCGAAGCGGCTGGCAGCAAGGGCTGGCTCGAAATGCTACGCCACGGCAGCATCAACGATATGATCGCCAAAACTGAAGAGATGAAAGCAGCCGCGCGAAATGCGAAAATAGCAGCAAAGTTGAACAAGGCAGGAATATCCTCCATCACTGGATTCGACAGCAACCGCACGGCGGACGGATTCACAGGCCGTTGGACAGTTGAGACAGACAAGGGAGCCAAGAGCGTTTTTATCGATGTGATACTTGCAGGCGGCTACAACATCCAATGCCTGCATCACCGCGTGTTGGTTAGTGTTAAATAGAAATAGGAGAAATAAAATGAACACAGTAAAAATAAAAATCACTGCCAGGGAATTAGTAACGCGTAGATTCGCCATAATTTTTATGGACGTAAAATTAGCGGTAGCGTTCGATCGGGATAGCGGCGCAAAAGTGGGCTATGACGCCCGGATGATTTCCGGCGAAATCGGCAGCGGAGGATCACGAGCAAATTGGTATTGCTATGCGAGCGAGGGTACTGTGTTTGAGTTGGAGGTAGACGCGGAATTTTTTGCTAAAAACCGGAACAGAATTAAAAAATGGGATATTGAGGTGCTGGATGATTTTACATGCACGAAACAGCGCGCAGACGCTGCGCTGGCAGCGGCACAAAATTTGGAATAGGAGAAATAAAATGAACTCACACCAACAAAAA